CGTGTGGAAAAATACACGAAATTCTACAAGCAAATATGGGTATCGATATTGAAATTTGGGTAAAGTACAAGTGTGACGATCCTGATATTTATAACAATTATCCCGACATGATTCAGGTCGATGTATGTCCTCACAATATTTGTCGAAGAAAAGATTATGACTCGGCTATTTTTGAGGGAACCGTGGGTGAAGTCAGAGCAAAGGTAAAAGAAGCATTGGAGTCAAATAATAGTAGCAGTGATGCCATAAATAGCATTTTTGGATGGATTTTATCTAATTCATACGGTGATAATTATGTGGTAAGAGTAACTAATTAAATATACTATAATTATAGTATATTACTATAGAATAAGCGTGGTATGCGGCGCAACGCATAAAACTGATTTTAAAAATTAACCCTAGTCAAAAATACGCTAAAAATATACTAGCAATCATGGCTTCCAAGTACGCTCATACCAAACCCCTCAACACTGTCTCTGTCATTTTGATGGACGAAAAAGATCGTATTCTCACCGTTCAAAGCGGTAATAGCCAGTCCCTTATCGGGGGATGGATTACCCGTGATTATGACGGCAACCATTCGCTTGAAAAAGCCGTAGATTCAGCTTACATCAAAATCGCTCAAGAAACCAACAATGGTGATGACCCTATATCGGTTGAAAATTTTTACCGAAACCATAACATCCAAATCATGGATTCCTTCTCCTATGATATGGGTAAATATGGCCATCTTGTAACTATTGCCCGCTATTTACCTGGTGATGTTCCTTTGGTGGGTAACACTGACTTGGCGGATCGCTACATTGTTCACAATCATAAGTGGTTGAATCTTGCTGATTTTGATTCGAATGAAATTAAAAGATGCTCGCGTATGGATATTAGAAAGATGGTATCTCGTGGTATCCCTTTGTTTTAAAAAACCAAAAATAATAATAGCTAATTAGCTATTATTAACTACCTTTTTAATATACCCCAGAATGGCAAACATGCTTTTACAATCAATCTTATTGTAGGCTATAATATCCTTCATTTCCTTTTTTCTTTTAAGGGAACCACCGCGTTGGTTTAGATAATAAGTCATTACCATCGCCTTTAAACCATCGCTACATTCATTGGTTCCCCAGTGTGTTTTTATGGCTTTATTTTTGTATAGTGCATTTGTGAATTTTTTGAGTTTATAATTAAAAGCTCCTCGGGCGGCGATACCGGCTTCTTGAATTTCTTGGCATAAATCGTATCGATCACACCCACGCCATATAATCTGCTCATCGAATAATTGATGCCGTTCTAAAAGTTTTTCAGTCTGGGTTGCCTCAAATTTCGACCAATAATATAAAGCGACCGGACGCCTGCGTTGAATGCCTCCTAGCCATATAAAGAATTTACGGGCAATCTCAAGCTCTTGACTTCTTTTAATAGAATCTACCACCCATGATTTATATTTACCCCGGTACCAAGCACCAATCATAAATACAAGATCACCATCAATGCCCGGCTCAACCAAGTCTGAAATTGTTTCATAATCAATAAAAATACGGTCGCAATTATTATTAAGCCAGGGCGCATCTGGTGGTTGTAATATTTCAACGTCGCGAATAAATAATGGATCCGATTGCTGGTTGGCCTCGATAATATTATTGAGCACGCGTGATTTATAAGGTCCATTGATACCAATCCGTTCGGCGCTTAGACCCGGATCATAAATGGATTCTAAACCAGCCCCGCGGGCTATTTCCCGGTTCTTTATACCGCATTGCCACAATAATGTAATTTCTCCGTTTTTAACAGCAAGTTGTTCCTTGAGCTCTCTCCAGGATTGATCTTCATCGTTCTTCATATTTGGCATTAGCTCACACCGGGAGGGAGGATCAAGTGTCCACTCTTTACCCTCCTTTCGCATACATCGCACCCATTCGATTCCTTTACTAACGGTCGAAATCACGGGCTCATCAAAAGTGCTAAAATCAATCACACCATAGCGTTCATACCAGTGATTGCCTGTAAAAGTTACTTTTTGTTTTGTATAATGCCATTTTTTACCGATAATAAAAGCCCTTGTCACTTTGTCTTGACCCGGAAAAGTTTTTAGAATTTCATTGTAAAAAGCAAGCTGACCTTTATAGGCACGTGTTTTAGTATTATTACATAAATTCACACCATTAGCCGTCAAGTCTAATACACCCAGCTTGATGTCGACCACATAATAAATGTCTGGATTAATAAATTCAAGCGGGTGTTGGACTATTTTATTTAGGTAATCCCCACGCACTAAAAGATCGGGAATCCCCCATGTCTTGGCCGCTTCATTTCGGATGGGTGCATGGTACAAAATAGGTACTTTTTGAGCGAGTGCATCGCGCGTGGCCGTAAATATCGAATCATTTGTGGGTTGTCCATGGCGCCAGATTGTTACCATTTCATCACCAAATTGCTCCATGAGTTGCTCCACAACGCGTGCCTCAAATTCAATTCCTCGTCTACAGAAAAAATTACCAAAATCATACTCGGGTTTACGGTCGATACGTTTGCGTTTTCGATAATAACGTTCCAAGTAATCAATGAGGGGATCTCCGAGGCTATAATTACGAATATCTGATGCTACTACCCATTCTTGTTCAGGGTCCGGTACTGTACCAGCTTTTCGATGTTTTGTCACAAATCCCCAAAATTTTTGAAATAATGGGAGCGCGTGGCGTTTAAACCACCCGTGATCACGCTTTACTGGCATACATTTATATTCAATCAATCGGTCGCCGTCCGCGATTTGTGCTTGAACATAATCTGCTTCCTGTAAATTCATGACTTCTAATTGAAGTTGAACCTGCACCCAGTCTTTGAATGGTATCGAGTGGAATACTTTGGAACGCGATTTAATTTCAACTACAACTCCCTTGTCAGTAATTCCATCCACGCTTGCGGCCAAAAAAGAATATTTATAATGCTGAAAACTCCCAAATTCAGAATGCACTTTCGAACCAGTCATCTGGCTATAAATATCGCGAATTTTGGGCTCTTGCTCGTGGCCGCGAATAAAATAGGGATCCTCGGTGGGAAGAGGGGCTTCAAAAGGTTTACATTTTTCGTGAGCGAGCGCACTTCCGGTTTTACCCAGTTTCTCGTTACTCAACACGGCATAAGCTTCGCTAGCATTCAAGTGGTCGTGGCGGAAATGATGCCATTCGTAGGTGCCTTGCGCGGCCTTGTCTGTATTTTTATGCAAAAGTTTTTGAACGCGCTTGCCAAGTAATTTCGATAGATAGGCGGGCATTTGATATATTAAAATTCGGTATAACAATTTTCAATTTCTATTGTCGTAAAAAATCTATACACTACAAATTAGTGCGGTACCCCAAAAAATTGAATTGTTTTAAATATAATACACCTACACAAAATGGATTTGACGCGAAATAACGACTCGGATGAAACGGTAATTCCCATTATTGCATCTCATGAATACCCCCGGTTTAGCCAGTATATTGCCGCATTAGAAGACGACTTTGTATGGGACCCTGATGTAGGATTGTTATACTATGGAGGCCCGCGAGAAAAAGCCGAAGCGGTCATTAAACCTCACTCTGAAAAGTTAATTTCGCAAGTAAAAAGCTCGGTATCAAAAGACGACATGGAAATATTTTCAAACGAAAATTTATGGGACTTGGATGCTTTTGAATTAGGGGAAATTGTTAAAATCCAAGAACAATATTATAACCTTCAAGCTCTGTATACTTATTTCAACAAGCAATTTTCAGATTATGATCCTTTTTATTATGAAGAGGAACCCTTGGATAGTTCGTCTTACTTTAGGTATTTATCACCAGAAGACATTATGACTATGGACTTGGATTCTGAGGTAAACTCGTTTACACTTTTGTCTTCTGGTGTAAATCAGCCTACACCGATAGATACCAAAAAAACAACGATTGAATTACCGGGAAATAGGGAACCTTTCAATCTGAAAGATCTTCACCAGATAGCTAAATCAAGCGAGGATTGGTGGCTACCAACTTCATTAAAAGAATTTCAAATAAAATGGCACGCACCTCCTCAGCAAAAATCTAGATTTCCCCCATTTCGGATGCCTCCGTGTTTACCCCTGATTGATTCAGAATCGGATACTGAATCTGACCAATATCCTATCTATGAATTTTGGTACGATGACTCTGACGAAGAATCTATTGATTCTGAATCTAGAGAGATTGATTATCCCTATAAAGACCCCGATGCCTCTGAGGCTTCAGATATTAGATCAGACCATGGGAATTATGACTATTATAGTGACTCAGAGTATGATTCTGACCACCAATCATTTTATTTATGAAAATATTCATAAATAAAAACAGCCTAAAAACTATTCCCCCATCGCCGAAGGCGTGCCCGGGTCGCGGGGCAGAACCAGCGCGAAAACTGACTTTTATATTCAACCTTTTTAGGTTCAAAATGATTTATAATATAGATTGCTTAAAATTAGCCGAACAGTTGGTTAAAAAAGGTCATAAAGTTATTTTATTGATATGTGGATCCCAAGATTCAAAAGGAGGATTTTATCGTGCTGGGTTTCCCGGGGGGCAAGAAGAACAAATTGCCAAAAAATCCAATAACTATATGACCTTGCTGGAGCCTATTAAATATCCTTTGCACACAACCAAGCCGTTATGGCTTCCAGGGCTAAAGTTTCCCACCTTTCAATGCGATGCTATAGTAGCCCATGCCATTAAACGCCCTATCTTGGTAAATGGATTACTCCAGCCGAATGATATGGAACTTTCTTGTACAAAGATATCAGAAATCTATCAATTGGCCGCACAGTATTCAGACGCCGATACTTATTTAGTATCTACGGCGTTCGGCTGTGGGGGATATATGAATCCTCCCGAAAATATCGCACAACTTATGAAGGATTTATACCAGAGTCAGCCATTTAAACTTGTTTTTGGAATTTATGATGAAAATGAACCCAAGTGTGCTTTTAGTGTATTCAAGGACGTTTTTAATCAATATACCTAGTATCTAAAAATTTAAATCCCGGATGGGTCGCTGATGGTGGTTTAAATTGTGTTTTGATGAATTCGTTTTCAATAAATATTTCGCATTCATTGCACCCTATATATCCTGCGATTTCAATCCCTTCATTTCTATATATTTTTTCTTTTAATTGTTGATATATACCCTGTACAAACCCGAATCCTTTTGTATTATATTTTCTGGCTAAATTATATATAAAAACCAGATACATCGGCTTAATGGTTTTATAGCCGAGCAACAAATTTTTACATGGTAAAAAATTATGAAGATTAAGGGTACCAAACCATATCCCGCCATTAACATCATCTTCTGGCAATTTTTTGGTAAACCATTGATTGTTTTTAAAAGTATCATAATATACCAATGTTTTGAGATGGCTATCAGCCGGTAAAATTTTAATTGTATATTCATCTGTTTTTATATAAGAATCAACTTTAAATTTACACGGTCGAAAGACTAATTTAAGGGGATTATCAACCCACCTACACTCATCTATATCATCTAGAGTATTTATGTCTACAAATAAATTGGGTTGAGCTAAATTTTTACAACTCATTTATATACTACAAATAAAATTTAAAGGTAGTTTACCTTTAAATTTAGTGCTAGGGTGTCGTCTACTTTACTCCATTCTGTGGCTATATCAGGTGTTATATATAATTTCGCCCGAGTAAACACTTTACGACATTCTTCTCGGTGATAATTATATTTATTTTTTAATCGGTTGAGTTCAGTATACGCGCTCGGTGATTTTTTTAAAATATACGATCTATTACGAATACAGTGCGTACAGCTTAAATAATGTGTCAAGTATTCATGATATAAAGACCATATAATAGGATTACAAAGTTGTCGTATTCGATTGGTAAGAGAAATCAAAATCATGGTTTTATTTCAACATTCAACCATTTAAATAACCTCCGTAACGTTTTTGATATCTCCGACGGGGCCAATATGTATGGCGTTGCCGGTAGGAAGGAAAATAATAGTACGGATAATCATCATAATATCCATACATAAAGGGAGGTACTGCTTGCAAGGATTGACTTCCGGGGAGTGATACCGTGCTACAAGTCCCATCCAACCAGTATCCACCTTCGCTCAAACAGCTAATGTATTTATCATAATCGGTACGGCCGCGGTAGGTTCGTGGGCGCATAAAATACCTGTAATAACTGGAGGCGTTTTTGGAAGTACATAAACAAATAAATACGCACACGAAAATTACAAGTCCAACTAATATCAAAGCAAACATTTTTATACATCAAGATTTATAGACTAATAGAATAATAAAAATGGGGGATTCGGAAACTTTGGAATACGAACCCACGAATATGTCCTGGTATAAAGGACAGTGGTATCATTATTTTAAAATACAAAATCGGCCTGATTTTATCAGTTCCATCATGATGCGCGCGCCCCATAAATATGTTATCGATGTTGCTCTTAAATATGGCCGCTACATTAAAGGCAAAGTAATTAGCGACCAACATCTCGTATTTTTTGAGGATGATGAAGGTAATGATGCTGGTGTCGCCGCTCTCGAACAACCCCATACAATGGAAATCATCATTACTACTTCTCATACCGACTCAAAAATTTCTTTGCTTATAACGGGCTATGCACGGGATACTATTGATGGAATCGACGCTCTCAAAGTATTTTATCAAGACCTGGAATCGAATAAACATTCCGCCTATTATAAATATTCTCTTCAATATGAAAATGAACCCGAATTGCACCCATCGCTTCCACTTGAATTACTCAACCAGCCTCTTGCTACCGCGGATTCCTATAAACTTCAAATTCTTCCTTACCGAACATTTGATGAAGAACGCAAGGTTGTTATTTATCTAAATGAGTTGGCTGATGTTTATCGTAAATTCTTTATTTATCTGCCTAAATACACTCCGCCAAACTATATAACGGATCGCCGTGCTAAAATGCAGGGTGGTCGCGTTTTGAAGAAATATATTCATATTTATCGGTTTATTTGCAACAATGAAATTATATCCGAATTCAATCATGGTCGGGTAATGACCACTGAAGAACCCGACTTGTATGAAATGCAATTTTTCATGACTGAAGATGGTAAACCAGTTAACATACCGTGCAATTTAGCACCTGCTACGCGGTATCGCATTGAACTCGAATTTAGCGAGGCGATTCCGCCTGTTAAACAGCTTGCAGTTTTCGCGGAACTCGGTGACTATAAAGATTCGGCCGTTCGTGCTGTTTACCAAACACAACAAACTCTATACAAAATCAAGGCATCGACCCCGGTAGAGTTTTGTCTGCGTGGTGGTCTAGTAACTTTTAATTTTTTATTACCATATTTAAATAAGGGTAAAAGTGGGTTTGCTTAAATATGTATTAATCAATACATATATAAATCATGTTTGCCATATTCAAAAAGAATATTTTCTACCTGTTGAAACAAGTCATCTAATGATTCATTATTATAGATTACATATTCACCTTCAGTATTAAAGGATTGCTCTGAAACATGGGTATCAGCATGCCCGGTATCACGTTCCAAACAAATAATAATCCCACCGAGTTCCTTGACTAATTCACATTCTTCGGGGAACCTACAGTCTGATAGGACTATATGGTCTGACGAGTCCGCGATACGTCTTTTCATTATATTAACCCACATTTTTGGGTTGATTTTTTCGCGAAAGAGATTAGTTCCTACAAATTGTAAAAGCTGCCGACAAGTCATCCCGTAATCAGGGTGCACTAAAGTTTCACGCTGCGCTTTATATTCAGGGGTGATACCGTTGACGAAATCCATGCTCCATCCCGTCATAATACAAATAATCTCCTTGAGGGGTCGGCTAAAATATTCTTCCTTCCAAAAATAATTATCGGTTATATATTTTGCCACAGTCGATTTACCCGAGTCTTTTGGCCCTTTTAAACCGACTACTAATCGCTTCATTTTATTATCAGTAACAGACAAACAAATATCAATTTTTAATTACTTTATTTCTTCCTCGATAAGATCATATATTTCATCCAATTCATCGGGTTTGAAATATAGGTTATATCGTAGTGTATTTAAAATATTAATTTCCCATTTATTAAGCTCCCGCAGCGAAGAGTGTGTTAGACCTGCATAAGTTTCATTATCATAATGACCATCATCGACAAATTTACTTGCAATCATCAGACAAACTGTCCAGATTTTTTTGAAATTTTCACGGGTTAACTGAAGCGTAGGATATTTTTGATTTGTAGGAATGGGGGAATAACACGAGGCAGGGTCATATATTTTTTGTTGAGTGCGATACTCATCCGGCGCACGGGTGAGTCGATATAATAGTAATATCGAATACAATAGCGAAGTTTTTGTATATAAATTATACTTTTTATATCCAGTATAAATAACCCGATCAAAATACGATTCCGATACCGGTTTGGAAGAATCGAATTTTTTCTCGACTTGGATAAGCCACAAAAATATATTATCGATGTTCATCTGTAAGTTATTTATGTTATAGGTGATTATGTAATATCAGTTTTTCTCGCGTGAACCGGGCGCGCTTATGGCGATATAATTCGATGGAAAAAGTGATTTTTTATAACAGCGCTTTTACGGATTAAAATGTTGCAGGCGGATACTATAGATACTCTCATCAAACAAGCCAAAAAGAGTGATATGCGTAGTAAACATGCAGCCATTATAATAAACAAAGGTCGCATTATAAGTACAGGGCACAACCAAACCTATCATAGTATAAAACGATATATAAGTAATAATAAAACTTCACGACCCTTGTCTAGGCATGCTGAAGAAGATGCGCTTCGACGCGTGGATCGCCGGAATTTGAAGGGTGCAACTTTATATGTAATTCGATTTGGAATGCACCATCATAATCAACCGTTTATGAATTCCAAACCCTGTAAAAGGTGTATGGCATCAATACATAAAATGATGCGCGAAGACGGTCTTCGTCGTATTTTTTATAGTATAGACACTGACGAGGATGGGTGTCCTATATGGAATGAAATTTCAGTATAATAAAACGAATAAGCGTAAATTTACGCTTATTCGGAATCTTCGGCATCATCGCCTGGCTTGGCTGGTTCAGCATCAACGTTATATTCCCATTCGTTTAATCCACAAACCTCCTTTTCAGCATCCGTTAGAGGTTCAATTTTACCCGATTCCATGTTTTGTCGACCACATACTGTGCTTGGGTCGGCAAATACAAACTTGTTTTCAGGATCCATATAATGGCCCCATTCATTCACTTGAAGTGTTTCTTCTTCTTCAACTACCGGTTCAGCCGTTTCTACCGCATCTTTGATTACCGGCGGATCAACTGTTTTCTTTGCCTTGGACTTACTGGCTGTTGAACCTCCACCGCCCGTATTTTTAGCAGCGGCCTTACCCTTTGCCGCTGGTTTCTTTTCATCATCCGTCTTACTCTTGAGATGACGACGGCACCGTGTAACACCATCTTGGGTTACCTTGGCTCCACAAGGTTGTCCTGCCTTGGCCGACCGGGCTGTCATAATGAAATCGCATTCTACAACAGGACCTGCTGGTGCCTTTTTACCGGAAGGCTTGCGTGTTGCCGCCTTACGCGGAGCAGGTTTTTCAGGCAATTCAAGTCCTTGTTGCGTTTCGTTAAAAAGTTCTTCTAAACGTGCCACGCTCATACCCGATTCTTTACTTACCTTGTCGAAAAAGGGTTTCATATTCTGAACAACGCCTTCCATCAACATCACCGCCAAGTCATTAGTAGCGGCCTTCAAGCAGTCAGCGAGACGAGTTTCCAAAGTAGTAGTCATGTTGATTTTGTGTTTTTGTTTTTTATTTTTGTGTTTCTCCCAAAATCAATTTTTTACACCCATCGATTTTTTTGATATAATAAATGCCCCGTTGTATTTGTACTATATCGCAGCATAATGTTGCACATAAATGCCCACATCAAGCAATATATCCACGTGACAATCCTAAATATTGTGGTCTGCATCGATCGGGAAAAACCCCACGCTATGTAAGGTCGCCGTCGCCTCCCCGCCGCCGCTAACCTATAAGAATTATCTAGACACAAAATCATATTATTATAAAAGTAATATGGTTTTATTCCGGGAATTTAATCCTACAGACTCTGACGAGACTATACTGAATAAATTAGCTCTCGCGCTGAAAGACCTTCCCGAAAATATTATAATAATCTCCCGTAGACCAGGCGAAATAGAAGCCGTTTCATTGCGGGATCAAATCAAACAACTTGCCCGCCAGCGAAAATATAGTAGTTTAGAACCTTTAATGGACCGACTCGTTGAATTAAATCCGGCCCTAAAGCAAGACAATATTGTTTATGAATATGTGCTATATAAACGCCCTACTTACGGACCAGATGGAGAGGGGTTTTTTAGATTAGCCGAGGAACCTCAGCTCAGTCAGGTAAATTATAACTTGGATAATGTGTTGACTCGATTATCATCCTACGAATCCAATCGTCAACGCGCCTTGGATAGGCTCGCTAAACAAGCAGTGGTTGTAGAGGAAAAAGTGTCCGAGCTACAACGCCTACCAGCCTTAAAATACACCCAATTCCAGGTTGAAACAACCACGTGGTTTATACAAGCTGTATATAACGACTATCAATCTTTTCCAAGTGATTTATATGCGCTCGATTTATTTAATGCCTGTGCTACATCCGAAAAACTCCCGTTTATCCAGCTTAATTATAAGGATGAAAAATACTATAAAATGCACGACCCCCTACCTGAATTTAAAATGGATTTTGATGACTATCCTATGGTGGCTGTAATTAGGGAAAACTCAAACTGGCATTATATTTATTTTGAATTTAGTGTGGGATCTAATAGCTTTAAAATAATTTTTAACTCACTGGCCCAGAAAAGCCAAGAAACCGTACTGGATACATTATGGAATCATTTTCCGGCTATTAAAAAATCGGGTCAGCGAGAACAAAACGTGCGTGGTGATTTTATGGTTGAAAATATAAATGTTAATTATTTAGCCCTAGCGGATATTATATTTAATAACCCACTGTATACTCAATATCTTTACATGGATGAAAGCTCATCGGTAGTTTCAAAGAAAACGCGCATTAATATTCATTACCAAGTGTCGCCTATACAAAAAATTCTATTCATGTTGAATAATGAAGGTGATAATATACGAGTAAGAATTAGTAAAGCACCCACTAAACGCTCCGTGGAAGACTTTGCTGTTATACTCAGTAAATTGTTGTCGGAATATAAAAATCTTGAACCCATAATTATACAGTTATATGCAGACTATAATATTGATATAACAGAAAAAGAAAAAAAGTTGATTAAAAAGGGTAAAAAGGTGGCCCGTCAACTCAAAAAGATTGATTTGCTCAAAGAGGCCGCGCCAGACCTGTTTTTAAAACAATACGCGCGCAAATGTCAGGGTGAACAACAACCTACGATTGTCGATAATCCAGAGTCCTATGAAGATCAAGGATACCAAGTGGTTGAATTCCCTCAGCAACCCAACCGAAATAATAAATATTATATTTGTGAATCCAAACAGTATCCCTACCCGGGCTTACAACAAAACACCCTCCCCAACAAAGATATTTATCCTTATATTCCATGCTGCTTTGAGACCAAACAACTTGACACGAGTATTCCTAATTACATACAGCAATATATTCAGAGTAAAACATCGGCAAAACCCAGAGATACATCCCATATCATTACTGTATTAAAAGTAATTGATACGGCTAATCGTATAGGAAATCTTCCCAAGTTTGTAGGAGATTGGTTGGAGGCTTTATTAGGGGAGGAATGTCAGCGGCGCGGTGTTGAGCAAGGACCACTTAATTTTATCCATGCCGTGCTTTCGGCAGTCGATACACAGTATCAAAATTTAGAGACATCACAAGAACGTGAGCAATACGTAAATAATTATCTGGGTGCGTTACTACGCAGTAATATTTATGTCGAAGCGTGTAAACAATCCAATTACGAGCTTAGTGTAGACCAGCTACGGGAACTATGGTTGGACCCCACACGCTATCATGATGTACTCCGTTTTATGCGTTTACTTGAACTCAAGCATAAAATAAAGATTATAGTTATTTCACCGGATAAAATATTAACTCCGCGGTTTATGGATTTTTACGCACGCACCCCCATTAATTTGGACCGTGACAAAATTGTGCTCCTTTTCAATCATTACGGGAGTGAAACCAGTGATGCTCTGATAGATGCTCATAATGAGTTGATTATTACAAAATCTGGAAGCACTTTTTACGAGAGGGAACAAGCTGCTAAATTATATGACGTGTATATTGAAGCCATTCAATTCTATGAGACATCCCTAACCCAACCTTTACGATTTGAAATGGTTGAAACACCGCGTATTTTTCTCCGAAAGGAGCTTGCACCCATCAAACAATATATTGATGGTTATGGGAAATGTCAACTGGTTGTATTTAAATATAATGATCGTGAATATACACTCCAAATCCCACCTTCAATGCCTTATAACATGGCATCAATAAAACTTTCATCCATTCCGAGTTATGGTCGGGCTACTCTGGAAGAAGTCAGCGAAATAATTCAAAGTCTTGATGGTGAAGCTATAGCGAAAAGTGTGTCTACTCATGGTATTTGGTTTAGGGCTCGTTTAATGGATACCCCTGGTACCCCTACCGGAGTGTTTTTTATAGCTATTCAACCCCAAGAAACTATAAATTTACCCGTGAGAGATTCCCTTACATTATGGGATACTATAATCAAAGGTCATCGCCTAGAGCAACTTCGTTCAACACGGAGAAAGGCCAATATATTAACAAGTATTTTATTTTTTCTGCTTCGTTTAAACAATAAAAAGCTTCCCTTATCCGATGAAAAAATCGGTGAGTTTATCAGTGAATTTATAACTGTGGATGATGGGCACCGTTACGATATTCCAATCCGCCGTCTTCTGCCGCCTCTCGGGATTAATCCTGATACAGTTATTGGGTTATTAAACCATGATTTTCCATCCTATGTAAGTGATGGTAAGTTAGTTCTTGACTCGGGTGTGGCGCTAGAACGGGTAAAACAACTCTTAAAAAGTGACGTAGGTATACCTCGTCAAGATTCTTTAATGAAAAATATTTTTCTTATAGCAGAATTTATGATTGGGATGGCGCGCCCGGCGGATGAACGATCCATTACTCGTTTTATCGAAGACTCTACTGTTATGATGAATGGTTATAAATATGAGGAAATCTCACTCAAAAAGATTCCGTCTACGATGGATGAACTCGTGGGCGTTGTACCAAAATTCTTTGATGCCACTAAGAAACTTATTATCGGGTTTCCTGAATTACGTTCAATTTTAATAGATTTTCTTAGTTCGGACGTACCCATTGGTGAATTTTATGCAATTAATAATTATTTCGCTTATAATTATGACTTTGAAATTCGTCCTAATGAAAAAGTGTTTATAGGTGAACAGCAATTTACCGACTATATTGGTATGTATCAAAATTTTGGTAATGTGTATATTTCAAATGAGACTCGACCTGGTAATCCGTTTCCATATTTTATGAAATTTCCTAGCGGGGTCGGCCTCGTGCAGAATACAGAGTACGGTACAAAAGAGGCAGCACTCGGGGTGTTGAAGTATTGGAAAGAACATTCATATAATCCCGGATTTAAAG